CTCAAGTAAAAATAGGTTACTTAAATTTCTTACTTGATCTCCAGAAGAATGAAAATCTGCTTGAGTTGCAGTAAAAACTAAAGTTTCTGGAGAATTTTCATTCTCATTAGATAAAGATTCTGTCGCACTAAATCCTCTAACACATCCTAAGAATGATGTTAAAGTTTTTGATGTATATGTAATTATCTCATCATTAATTTTTAACAGTCCATATGAATCTGGCCAACCTTTTGTTGAGGTTACATAGATCTCTTCTGCAAAAGCATCAAGATCTTCTGTTAGTTCAGTTGAAGTAATTAAATTTTCCTTATCAAATGCCTCAGCATTTTTATAGTCAATTAAATTCTCAGCTAAGTCTGTTGGTCCACCAATATATTCTTGAGAAAGATAATATTGCTTTAGGAATTCAGAAAAGCCTGGATTTTCTTCTAAAATAAATTCTGGGAGTTGATTGCTAACTACATCCCAAATTTTAATTACCTTCTTTTCCTTATTCATCTTAGACTCTTATTATGTTCCTTGTTGAGTAGCTTTGTTCTGGAGTAAATGCACTACCTGATGTATTTTCTCCTGAGGCAATGAGATCTTTTACTAAGTTAATCTTACTTTCACCAACATCTAACTTTAGATATATTGATTTTTTAGCAATAATATCATTTGAAAGTGGAGTTGCTTCTATTTCAATTCTATTATTTGGTAAAACAGTTGAAGATACATTTATATTATCTATATTGATTTCTCCAGTCTGATAATTGATTCTACCTACATTTTGTTGTTTGATTACTACCTGATCATCAACTATAGAAAATAGGAATAGAGATCCAGTAACAAAATTTTCTACAGAGTCTCCCAAATATACAATTGTATCTATCCCATTAACTGAAAATCCAGTGCTTCTGATATTATTTTGTTTTGGCCAAACTGCAAAAGAATTTTCAAAGCAAATTTTATACTGAACTGGTTGATTTAAAATTGCCTCTACATTTCTTCTTATAATAATCTTAGTAATATTAGATGTAATTGCATTGTTAGTTGTGTCAATAACTCTCAAACACTTACTGTATTTAAATCTTCCACCAAACTTATTGAGGTCTGGTGATAATGCATATTTTTGAAGGGAATCTAATACCTTTGTTTTTAGATCTCCTGAAGAACCAACAAAGTTAGAGTTATAATAGACAACAGAATCCAACTCAACATATACCACATTAATATCTACAAAGTTAACTTCTATCCCTGCAACTGTGTATTTCTTTAATGATCTAAAAAGTTGATCCTTTGTGCTTTGTGCTAAAAAGTCTGCATTTTTTGGTTTTGCTGCAACAAATATTTTTCCATATTCTGGTGGATTCATTTCCTCTCCACCATATGCAGTAATTGACTCTATATTGGGGTATAATGAGGGAATGAGTGCCTCATAGTCAGAAGCAGTCACTGCTCTGTATTGTGAGGCATAGAGTCTTGGAGCATAGTATTTGATTGACTCTATAGATTGAATATCATCTCCATTAGCAGCAATTTCTTCTGTTACCAATACTGAAACATTATTACTAACATTTGCTCCAGTATCACTTACTACTGTTCCTGAGAATACAAAACCAGCAGATCCATTACCAGACTTGCCATTTGTTGTAATATAACTTACTTCTATCTGATTGCCATTCTCTAACTTCCTACCAAAAACTCCATCACCAAAGAAAATTTCATATTTTTCATCAGAAATTTCTTGAACTAAAAAGATATTTGAATTCTTATCAATATTAATAATGTTGTCTACTGCAACAAATTCTTCTTGTACTGTTGATTGTGATGTTTGTTTTACAGAAACTCTAATTGTTGAGGTGTCAATATATGGGTTTGGTAAAATATATCTTTGATTTGGTTGAGAATTGTCAACTACAAAAGTCTTTGTGAGCAAAGTCCCTTCATAAATTTCAATACCAGAAAAAGTTGCCTCTCCATTAGAAATGCCAACTGTAATATCTTCTGGAACTGAGAAAATATAACTTGTATTATCTAAATCTCCAGTGCAGACTATTCCTTTCTTTAAAGTTGCTGTTTTATAATCTGTGACTAAATCAACTACAGAGAAGTTTACCTTTGCAATGGCACATCTTCTTGAAAGGGGCACATATCCAATATTTCTTACTAGGGATACTACATTCTCTCTGATTGTTGCACTATCAAGAAATGCCTCATTCGCAACCATATTGGTATTGAATGCAGTGATGTAGGTATTATATGCTAAGACATCAATTAAGACAGAAAAGTTAGAACCCTCAAAGTCAAAGTCAGTAAAGGTTGAATTTGCCCTTAAGTAGTCTTTTATTGATTGTCTTACCTGTGCAAAATCCAGGTTTGTATACTGAGTAAATGCCATTAGTACCTAGTTGGTTGTAATATAAAGTTTACGTTCTGAGTGGGAGCAGTCAACCCTACAATATCAAATACAATGGTAACATCTAACTCATTACTTTCTGGAAATAAATTAACATTCACTTCTCTGGTTAAAACTCTGGGTTCAAAGTTGTTGAGTACAGTTCTAATTTCAGTTTGAAGGGGGGTTACAATAAATGCATCTGCATTTTCAAATAAGTAATCTTCAACTCTGGACCCTAACAAAGAATTAAAAAACCTTTCGCCAATTTTAGTCCTTACAAGATTAATCACAGACCTTTTAATGGCATCCTCGTTCTTCAATGAAGTGATATCATTGGTAACTGGATGCCTTTTAAAAGTGAGACTTATATCTCTAAAAGCTCTTGATACTTCTTGTAAGGGCACTTTATAAGTTTATATTTATTTGTATTTATTGTGGTTTCCCATAAGTTGGTTCAGTTCCATACTCCCAATCATCATAATCTTCATCATTTCTAATTTTCTCATGCATTTCTGATTGTTCCTTCAAAAAATGTCTATTTTTAGGAATGTCATCATGCATAATTTCTTGAATTGTCTTTGGTTGAGACTCAGAACCATAATCAGTGACTAGTTTTGTGGTTCCCCACATCTGATGCATGTAATTTTTGTCTCTATCTACAGGTAAATTTGACATAAATTTGCTAATTCTAAGGTGAATTAGAACTTTTTAAGGGGTTGCTATCCCTTATTTCACATAAAATCCCTTTCTTAGATAGTCTCCATCTTCAACATATCTATAATCTGTTGTATTTTGATCAATTTCTTCTTCCCAAACTGGATATGCAACACTATTTCCATATCTAAAGTCTGGATTTCTTCTAAAATGAACTTCTATTAACTTGTCGCCAATGAATTCACAGTTAATCCATTCATAATCTCCTTTTAAATTGTTCAAAATTTCAGGAAATTCTACCTCTCTATCTAATTTTTCCCACTTCAACCATTTGTAGAGAGGATCTGATGGATGCCTCTCTCCTCTTACAACCAGTTTACTCTCTTTATTGTGAAAATCAACACTGATGTGTTCTCCATGAAACACTTCACACCAGAATTCAGATGGGTGGAAGTTATCAGTATAGTCATTAATCCACTCTATCCTTGCATTCCTGCCCATTCCTAGCAGGTTGAACATAGGTCTAACTACATAGAACCCTTTACGCAAAACAGGCACCCCTGTTGGTCCACAGAGATGCCTACATTTCTTTGCAAGAATTAGTTTATTATAAACCCAAAGGTCATCCTCATGAATAATTGCCCACTCATCTTTTGAGTCTAGACAATACATAAGGATGACCCTGCTGGTTTATTTAGTTTCCTTGACCTCTATATCTCTTCTTACGACCATTCCTAGAGGATGCAGCAAGGACTGTATTCTGTGAACGACCCTGACGAGTCTTCTTTGGTTTGTGCTCAATAATGACCTTGTTGGTCAGTGAAGGACGCTTTGCCATAATTAAATCTCCTTTGAACTAATACATTCTACCATAAGATCCCCTGGATTGGGAACCCCTGTCTCATAAAACTGTTGAGACAGGTCGTCCATTATATCAAACATCTCTTCTTGGGAAAGATCTTTATAGATCACTCTTTCATTACAAAGGATGCGATATGTATCCATTAGATTACTCTTGTTTTCTCGTGACCAACTCTAATTTGTGGATGACACCAGATTTCAAATCCACACTTTCTAGTAGCATCAAGACAGAAGGAAACATCTTCCCCACACATATCTTGAACTTCACCAGACTCAAAGACTTGCATCTGAGGTGCAAACCAAGGGTACTTCATTTCTGGATGCTCAAACACACCCTTCTTGATTAGAACCCAACCAAACCCAGTGTAATCAACTGTAAATGGTTTCTTTCTATTTGAAATGGTATCAACCATTTCATGATTCATGACTCCACCATTGTTTTTGAAGTCACTTTCATCTAACCAATGTGCAACTGAGGTAGTTCTTCCATCTTCTGTTGCATACCAACCACAAGCAATGTCTTTTTCCATATCAAAGACAGCCCAGAAAGCATTTGTATTGAATACAATGTCTGAGTCAATCCACAGTTGATAATCATACTGCAGATTACCTTGCCAGGGGAGTTGATCTGGTCCTGCAAGAACATTTGCTCCAAGAACCTTACATCTTGCAAAGTTCACCATGGAACTGTAGTCCTGTGAGATTTGAATGCTTGCACCTGACTGCACAAGATCAAAGCACAACTGGACAAATGACTTAAGGAATTGGTATGATACTCCTCTTCCTGGTAGACAGAAAACTATAGACTTTCCTCTGATTCTTTCCTTACAACGCTCAATATCAAACAATGGTGTTTCTTCCTCCTGAGAAGGAGTTTTTGCTTTAACTGTAAATCCTTTTGCCATAAAATTTATTCAAGTTGTGATGACGTACGTATCACATCATATGATACTGCACTATTTATTTTGAGTCAATCCACTTGTTTCCAAGTAGATACCAATTCAAAATTCTATGAATTGGATTTGGTTTCTTTATTTTCCATAAACAAAATTGTGCTGGTTCATCTGGAGTATAGTTAATGCTCCAGTAACCTACGAACTTTCTTTTTTCAATCATCATCTAACTCCAGTCTATCTTTTAAGTTTTCCATAACTTCTTCAAATGAATAGGTTTCTACTTTACCAAGTTCAATGTCTTCCACCATTTGCATAAGATATTCAAGAAACTCTTTGGGATAAGTATCATCTTCATTAAGAGATACCCAGAACCATTCAAGGCATTCTTGTTCAGGATCTTCTACTGTTCTAGGAAGAGCATAGTTATCATAGTTTGAAGTCATGAGATCTGCCCAAATTCTAAAGGTCATTCTCATGCTCTGCCAACCAGTCATCCAACAATGACCAATCCAATACTGCCACCAATTCATTTTAGTTTTATTTGGTGCTGTACCTTTCACTGGGGTGCTATACATTTTATTTGTAAGACTCCCCATATCTATGGTATTTGTTGAAGTTTCTTGGAGCAGATGTGAGAAAATCACAACGAATCTCAAACCATTTCCATCTGAATGAAAATCCTGTGAGGGATCTGCTACCAAAACTAATCAGCAGCATAGGAAATAGTTCTGTAGCAGGAAACTCATCCCACTGAACTACACAATCAAATAAAGCAAAATGAGGATAATATGAGAAGAGTTGGAAATACCACTCATGCCCATAATCCTCATAATGATAGTAATTAAAGAGTTTCATTTTGGACAATGCAAAAAGTATTTGTATTCAGCAAGTTGGTGATCTGTCCAACGAACTAAATCACATCCCTTGTATTTGTCCACTACTTCAAAGTTAGACTTAGGTTGTTTTTCTGGTTCTTTAGTATCCAGTGCTACATTGACCATGTAAAACAATGTTAGAAAGGACATTCCTAACACTGCTCCAAGTACAACTGCACGATAATAATCAGAGTTGCTCATCATCGTTATCCCAAGGTGCTTTACGATTCATAAGTTCTTTAATTCTCTCCACCACAGCAGGGTCTGGTGGTTCATTGATTCGTCGCACAAGTTCATCATATGCTTCTGCGGATACAATAATTCTTTCTGGTTCTTGTGCTAATCTCAACTTACGTTCTGGACTGATAGTTAGGTTGTAAGGATCATCATAAGGATAGATGTATTCCTGCATCCATCCAATACTCAAAGATTCCCAGAACTCACCATAACCCCATTCATCACCATCATTATAACAGTCTAGAATATACAGGACATTACGAAATCCATCAAGGAAATCTTGCCACTTCGATTGAGTTTCAAATCTCATGATGATTCATCGCTATAGTTTACCCAAAGATTATCACCACCAATGTTAAGGTGATACATTTTACCATTGTTAAGATAGATTCCTATCCATGATGCTTTGCCTGGTTCCATGACTTCATAATGAACCATCTTTACGTCCTCCAGAATAATCTCATCTGGGTTCTTAATAAATCTGCTCATGCTACACCATCAGCACTATCTTTAAATTCCCTAACTTTTTTGAGGAATGTAGTTGCCTGTTCATCAAGTGCCTCAATTAAATCTTCAATATCAGAAATGGCAATCTCATTATATTCAAGATTTAAATTCTCACAACGAAAAGCATCAATCATAGATTGGAATGCAATCATCTGTTGATGCTCTGGTGTAATAGGAGTGCCATGAGGAAGAGATGCACATTCCATATTGTAGTAATCATTGTATCTTTGAAGAACACGATTGCTCTTCTCACGCTTTTCTGCTTCTTCTAGCATTTCTTCATGAGTCAAAGTCAAATAATCTTCTGGTTGAGTCATCTTAATTTACCTTTGATTTTAGTAAGACA